ATGATAAAATGAAGTATATGAAACTATTAGTCAAGTACATCGAAAAATTTGTGGAGGACAAATTAAATGGCAACCAAAAATGAAATGAGAGCAGTTCTAAAGAACAAGTTCTTATGCCAAGACAAGTTTACTAATGACATTGAAAATCTTGTTCAGAATAATAATGACATGAATTACATCGAAGCAATCTGTCACTATTGCGAAGAGAATAGTATAGAGATTGAATCAGTTTCTAAACTTATTACTAAACCAATGAAAGAGAAGTTGAAAGGGAATGCAATGAACCTAAATTATTTGAAGAGAACATCAAGGGCGAAGTTCCTTGCTATTTAATTGACTGAAAGAAAAAGAGACAATCATATATGGTCACGTCGTAGACAGTTCAAGAAATATTATCACGAAAACTTTCAACCAGATCCAAAAAGAAAGTTTGACAAACCAACATTCAGAATGTTGAGTATACATTCACACAATGGATGTAACATGGCATGCAGAGGATGTAATCATCACAGTGGATTGCTTGCACCAGGTAGTTCTCTACCGATTGATGATTTACTTAGAGATATAGAGATATTATTACCTAGAATACATGTATGGAGTCACATTAGTGTACTAGGTGGTGAAGCACTCATTGAACCAAGAACAAAAGAGGTCTTGAAGTTGATAAGAGACATGAGTGAGGGAGTGTATGTAAAAATATTCTCAAATGGTCTACTTATACCACAAAATACTGATTGGATACTAGAACACATGAAAGAGGGTGGTATCTTTCGTATTAGTTTACACATACCTCCAACAGATGAAAGACTAGGACGTACTGATAAAACAGGTGATATAACTTATAAAAACGTTAGGGATTTTATAGAGATAGCAGAGAAAGAGGGTATTGACATGAGTTTGTTAGAAATTTCAGAAAACTGGGATGATTTGTGGTTTGATCTGCTACAATGGAAAGACAATAAGTTATATCCATGGGAGGACAATAACATAGAAAAATCTTTTGAGTATTGCACTGCACCCAATGTTCAGTTATACTTAGGAAGACTATGGAAGTGCCCTAGCATTGCATATCTGAGAGAGACTTTAGTTTCTACAGGTCAGGTTGATGATCCAGTGTGGCAGAAGTATCTAAACTATCATGCCACACCTATTGATGCACCCATAGAAGAACTCTATGCTATGGCAGATGAGGTTCTGAATCCACATGAGATTTGTAACAAGTGTCCGTCCGACCCTAAGTGGTATAGGGCAATCAAACAATTGAAAGGAGTCAAGAGTGTTGTCACCGTTTGATACTTACAAGGAGTACCTTGCGTACAAGAATCACTTTACTAAGGAAAAGTATGACTACCAGAGATATGGTGGTAAATCCAGAGCAAAGATAGATTCTTTCTACAAGAGAAAGGACAGGTATTTTTTTGAGAAGATGTCGAGAAAGTATAAAGATCCAGAGATCAAAAACTTTTTCCTTGCTAATTTTGTAGACACAGATAATCCACAGGGACTGTGGATAGGTAACATCATGAGGTCTGGTGAGACTGTATACAAAGAGTGGCAGAAAAGAAATGAAAGTTTGTTTTATAATTTCAAACAAAAGTCTGATGAATTGTTAGATCAATACACATATGATGAGTTCTTTGATGCTTCCAACGGTCACCCACCCATCCTAAAAGAGCATCTTGCAGGTAATGTAAGTGCAGAAGAGATGTGTGTCTACGAGAAACTGTTTGGATACTGTAAAGACTATGATAAACAATTGGATGACCCAGTATGGAAGGTGGTTGGTTTGAAGATAAGGAAGTACTTACCATTTCTAAATATTGACAAGGAAAAATACAAACGTTATCTTATGAATCGTATGAGGGAGAGACATGAGTAAATTTTTCGACTCGGAACATGTGAAGAACGAGATGGAGGAGATCACATGTCTCCAGAAAGAGTTGTATGATGTCATACTAAAGTTCCCCATGATGAGTTCAGAGGCAAAAGTAAAGCACATAGATACTGTAATGGAGTTGCTCGAAAGGCAACAGATAATGTGGACAAGATTGTCACTAACAGATGATCCTGATGCCAAGAAGATGAAAGATTACATCGCATCTCATTCAAAAGAATTAGGTTTTGGAGACACAGATCTGTCTACAATCTTTAATAACATGAGGAAAACTTTAGAGGATGTACAATCTAATTTGAAAAAGTAATGTCATTTTTGATTCATAATTTACCACCGTACTCGGTGTATGTGAGAAAAGAATTTTTATACGACCATCAGAAAGGTCATGGTGAGATAACACCTGGCACATGGATCTCAGTCAAGAGTGTGCAGCACAAAGCATTGTACTTTGAGACACTGCTGACAGACTACGGTGCATTGTTTGACAAGTTACCACTCAGTGCATTTGTATGGAAGAAAGACTATAACCCTGACGAACTGTTACCTCTTGACACACTACAGTTGTGGGATTGTTTTGACTATGATCTGACTGTCATAGAGAAACCATTACTCAATCGTTGTTCCTTCTTTGGTAAGGACAAACAGATGCATGACGGACAGTATTGTTTTACGATTGATAATTGTCATGCACAGTCATCTACATTGAATACAAACTTCAGTCAGGATGACCCAGAGCACAAGTCATTCAACATCATAGCACTAGATAACGGACAGTTTGCAGCACAACCTAACAATAGAATACAATGGAGAGACATGAGTCTGATACCAGATGACAAAAAAACTCCAGACTTTGAGGTGTGTTCTCAAAATTATCAAGTTGAAACCTCTGAGAAATGGAGTGTCGGTCACACTACTGAGTGGCAATACAAGTCCAAGAGTGAAGAGACATGGGATGAGGATGATAAAAGGATGGATGTGATTGCACAAAATGGTAATGAAGGACTACATTATTATGGTCTTGATCAGGAAGATGTATGAATGTAAAAATAATTAAGTGGTGTAGTGCCACAATAATACCTATCGCTATGGTATTTCACGTTATGGGATGGACTCCTTGGAATAGCATACTACAAATGTTTGGTGCTGCAGGTTGGGTTTATGTTGGTAATAAAACAGGAGAACGTGCTCTTGTGTTGAATTTTTTACCACAATTTTTTATTATTATTCCTGGTCTTATTTTTCTTTATTTCAGATGAAAATTTATTTTGATGGATGCTCTTGGACATGTGGTGAAGAGTTAGAGAATCCAGAAGAAGAGAGATTCTCAAAGTTATTATGTAATGAGTTAGGAGCAGAAGAAACCAACCTTTCGATACGTGGTGGGTCGAATGATAGAATCGTTAGAAATTTATTAGTTGAGAATAACATAGAAGACTATGATTTAGCGGTCATACAGATGACCTTTCCTGTTAGGACTGAGTATCATAATGCTAAGTGGATTAGAGTGAACCCAAAGCATAATTATAATAAATGGTTACATGGAGAGAATGGAAACATTGAAAGACTAGGTGAGAAGTTCACTGATCACAATGATTTTTGGAAGTATTATTATATGCACGTTTCAAACCAGAAGTACTTTGAAACTAAAGAGAACATACATTTCCAAACAATTAAAAATCATTGTAAAGTAAAAGGTGTTCCCCTGATACTTTCTACGATCAATCGTTGGTCTAAATTAGATTTTGATTTTATGTTATATACTAGGGGATTAAAAGTTCATCATTATGGTCACCCAACTAAAGAGAGTCATCAAAAGATCTCTAAGATGATGCTTGAAAAAATAAGGAGCACAAGATGAGAATATATTTTGATGGTGGATCTGATATGAATGGTGCTGAACTTGGCACTGAATGGAAGGATAGATTACGTCTTAGATTTTCAAAATTAGTATCAGATCATTTTGGAACACCAGAGTACAATACATCCACTGGTGGCGGTGGCAATCATCGTATTGTTAGACAACTTTTATTAAACAAGTACCCCATCTCAGATTTTGACGCAGCAGTTATACAGATGACACCTCGATGGAGAACAGAATATCATGATGGTAAAAAGTGGACGAGAGTTATGGTTCCCTCTAAAAAATGTAGACCATCTAGTAAAAGGTGGTTAGAAACTAATTTAGCATCACAAAAAATTGAGAATGATTTTTGGA